CTGTAACAGGTTTAGTTAAATACATTGTATCACAAACAGAATTAGAATTAACAGCTAATGTAGGTGGTGCTGATGTAACGACTGCTTCCGTTTTAACAGTTAGAAGAGCTAAACTTACAAATCCAGAAAATAATATTTCAATATTCAATTTACCACACGTTACTGTAAAAACACTAAAGACAACAGCAAACGGTGGTGCTTCAGATACAAGTTATAATGTAAGAAGACAATTTACAATTACATTATCATCAAATGGTGATGAAACAATTACAGCAGGTACAAATGAAACATTTGCTGCTTATGCCGCTGATGATTTTACTGCAACTATTATGACACTAGGTGCTGGTACAACTGGCGCAGTCGGTGATGTATTAAATCTAGCAGGGAATAACCACGAAGGCGATCCAATATTAGAATTAGGTGGTTCTCCTATAGGTAAAACATTAAAATTTGATTTTGGTGCTGACTTTCAAGGTCACAAAATTAAAATTTTAGCAACGGTTCAAAGAACAACAGTATCAAACTCAAAAAGTAAAACATTAAACTCTGGTTCAACTGTAAATATTTCATCTCAATCAACTATTGAAAGTGGTGTTATTGGTTTAGGTAAAGCGGACGTATATCAAATTAATAATGTTTATATGTCTAGTGGTTTTGGTTCAGCTGCCACAGTTAGTGATACAGATATTACAAGTCGTTTTGATTTAGACACAGGACAAAGAGATAATTTCTATGATATAGGAAGATTAAAATTAAAACCTGGTGCTATTAGACCAACAGGACAATTATTAGTTAATTTTGATTTCTTCTCACACGGTTCTGGTGACCACTTTGATGTTGACTCATATTCAGGTGTAATTGATTATGAAAACATACCTAGTTATACTTCTGATACTACAGGTGAAAGATTTGAATTAAGAGATTGTTTAGATTTTAGACCAAGGGTTGATGACGCTTCAACTATAAACTCTGGTAGTTCAGATAGAAGTTTTGATGGTTTAGGTGCTTCTACTGTAGATGTATTACAATTTAATTCAGATGCAACTACAGATTTTGAATATTATCTAAACAGAATAGACAAAATTTTTATTACAAGAGAAGGTCAATTAAAAGTATTAAAAGGCGCATCAGCAATTAATCCATTAGAACCTGGTAATTTAGATGGACATTTACTACTAGCAACTTTAACTATACCAAGTTACACTTTACAAACAGATGATGTAACAATTGATAAAGAAGATAATAGTAGATATACAATGAGAGATATTGGTAAGTTAGAAAATAGAATTAAAAATATAGAATATTATACACAACTTTCTTTATTAGAAGCTGATGCTCAAAGTTTACAAATACAAGACGCTGATGGTTTTGATAGATTTAAAAATGGTTTTGTTGTAGATAACTTCTCTGGTCACAATGTTGGTGATGTAGGAAATAATGACTACAAACTTTCAATTGATAGAGCGAGAGGTGAAGCGAGAACACCATTTAATGAAGATGTAATTGAGTTGGAGGAAAGAGATGATGATTTAACTGCTATTGTTGCCGCTGATAGAACAGCAGCAAACTATTCTAAAACAGGTGATCTAATCACTTTACCTTATACAGAAACAGCATATTTACAACAACCATATGCTACTAAAACAGAAAACTTAAATCCATTTTTAGTATTTGATTGGATTGGTGATATAACTTTAGATCCACCAGTTGATGAATGGAAAGAAACAAGAGTAGCACCAGAATTAGTTGTCAATGTAAATGGTACATTTGATAACTTAGCGATTAATGCTGGTTTAGATAATACAAGTGCTACAGAAATACCAGTTGGTACAGAATGGAATGAATGGCAAGATCAATGGTCAGGTAACCCAAGAACAAATACAAGATGGCAAGGAAATAGTTTAGTTAGAACAACAAGTACAGATGTTGTACAAACAAGAGCAGGCGTTAGAACAACAATTGTTCCTCAAACAGTAAGGCAAAGTTTAGGTAATAGAGTTGTATCAGTTGCTTTTGTACCATTTATTAGAAGTAGAACAATTACATTTACTGCTCAGGGTATGAGACCAAACACAAGAGTTTATCCTTTCTTTGATAATATTGATATATCTTCTTATATTACTCCAGATGGTGGTTCATTAGGTGGTAATATTGTAACAAATGCAAATGGTTTTGTGACTGGTACATTTGCTATTCCTGATCCAAATGTTTCGTCTAATCCAAGATGGAGAACAGGTAAAAGAGTATTTAGATTAACAAGTTCATCTACAAATAGTGAAGATAGAACTGCAGTTGCTACATCAGGAGAAGCTGATTATGATGCAAAAGGTTTATTAGAAACAACGCAAGAAGCAATTGTTTCAACTAGAGAAGCAAGAACAGTTAGACAAACTGTAACATCTACAAGAACAACAACTAGAAATGCAAGTAGAGTTATTGGAAGACGTGGTGGTGATCCATTAGCACAATCATTTGTAGTTGACGAAGAAGATGGAATATTCATTACAAGTTTAGATGCTTTCTTTGCTACAAAATCAGATACAATTCCTGTAAGAGCAGAAATACGAAATATGGTCAATGGTTATCCTGGTCAAAAAGTAATACCATTTGCTCAAAAATATTTAAATCCAAGTTCTGTAAATACAAGTACAGATGGATCAACAGCAACAACATTTACTTTTGATTCACCAGTTTATCTACAAGAAGGTATAGAATATTGTATTGTATTGTATTCTGATTCAACTGATTACACTGCTTACATCGCTAGATTAGGTGATAAAACAATTGATTCTGATAGAACAGTATCAAAACAACCTGCAAGTGGTGTATTATTCAAATCTGCTAACTATCGTACTTGGACACCTGAACAAATGGAAGATATGAAGTTTACATTAAGAAAAGCAGTATTTGATACTTCTTCTTCAGGCACATTAACATTGGCTAACGCTAGTTTACCAGCAAAAACTTTAGATGCTAATCCTATTAGAACATTTAATGGTTCAGGTGTAATAAGAGTATTCCACAAAAATCACGGAATGCATTCTACAACAGATAATGTTACAATCGCTGGTTTAGCGTCAGGCACTTACAATGGTATCGCACATAGTGATATTAATGGAACATATACAAGTATTTCAAACATCACACTTGATAGTTATGATGTTACAACTTCAGGAACAGCAACAGCAACAGGTGATGTTGGTGGTTCAACTGTAACTGCTACACAAAATAGATTGTTTGATGTATTACAACCACAAATTGGTCACGTAGTACACCCAGCGACTACTTTAACATCTACTATGAGAACAACAACAGGTAGATCAGTTCACGGTTCAGAAACTGCATTTACTTTACAAGTTGCATCAGCAGCAGAAAGTATTGTATTAGGTGATAACTATTATTTTGATAATCCAAGAATGGTGGCAAGTGAAATCAACGAGTTTGGAGATGCTAATCAAGTTCCTGCTGTTTCACCAAATGTTGGTTCAGGCTCTAAATCATTTGTTATGAATTTAACAATGAGTTCCACAAATGCTAACTTATCACCAGTGATTGACTTAAAACGAATTAATGCATTCGCAATTTCAAATAGATTAAACAATCCTACAGTATCATTTACAGATACATTTACAGGAGATGGTTCTACAGTTGCGTTTACTTTATCGGGTACACCAACAAGTGTACATTTATTATCAATTAAAAAAGATGGTAAAAAATTACAACCAGTTGATGACTTTACAGTTTCAGGTACATTATTAACTTTAGATACTGCTCCAGCGAGTGGATCAAAAGTCATAGTAAAATTAACAAACACAGTTGATTACGAAGATGATACAGCGACAGAAGGTGGTTCATCTGCTGGTGCTTATATTACTAAACCAGTTAATCTGGCAAACGCCTCAACAGCGTTAGATGTAAGATTAGCGGCAAGTGTAAGATCAACTTCATCAATTAAATGTTTCTACAGATTATCAGGTGGTGAAGAAACAAGAAGAATAGAAGATATACCATTTACACCATTTAACACAGATGGTTCGTCAGATGTATCAGTAGATCCATCAAATGGCGATGTTGTATTAGATTTAGATTTCAAAGATTACAAATTCAGCGCTAGTGCGTTACCTGAATTTACATCTTTCCAAATTAAAGTAGTCTTTAATGGTACGGTATCAGCGTTACCAGCAAGATTAAAAGACTTTAGAACAATAGCATTGGCAGTATAATGACAAGATTAAAAGTACACGGATATGAAAGTTTAGTAAGAGATACTAGATCAAATGGTATCGTCAATACAAATACAACTGAATATCAAATGTATATGAGTAGAGTTAGAGCGAGAGAGAAACAAGGTGACGAAATAAGAAATGCAGTTAAAGAAATAAATAATTTAAAGGCAGAATTAAGAGAAATTAAAGACTTAATTAAGGGAGTAGTAAAGAAGTAAAATGGCCGCTAGAACAGTATTAACATCAAATACACTGGAAGAATTTAGAACGACCTTTAATAGTCTTTCTACGACAGATATAGGCGATCCAGCGACACTTACAACGGTTGCTACAAGTGTTGTAGCAGCGATTAATGAGTTAAACGCAGTTACTTATTCAGGTTTTACAATTGTTGATAGTGGTTCTTCAACAACTCAAGCGATTTCTAGTGGTGATACACTAACATTTACGGGTGATTCAAATATAACCGCTGCCGTAACAGCGACTGATACTGTTACTTTTTCATTAAATAGTTCAATATCAGGTTTATCGAGTATTGATTCTGCCTCAATTACAATTAATAGTGTAAATGTGGCAACACAACCTTTTGCAATTGCTCAGGCAATAGCATTAGGATAATATTATAAATAGTATAAATATTAAAAGGAATAACAATGGCTAACGATTTTAAAAGATTTACAGTACCAAGTGTAAACACATCAGCAGGCGCTTCAGCAAGTGCTGTCTATACTGTTCCATCAAGTGGATCAGCTATGGAATCAATCGTTATCGGAATTACTTTATCAAATAAAACAACTTCAGGTGTAACCGCTAGTGTATTTTTAGACAACTATGACGGTTCAAATGATGTTTATATTGTTAAAGACGCTAGCATCCCAGCTGGTTCATCTTTAGAAGTAATGTCAGGTAACAAAATAGTTTTACAAGGTGACGGCACAGACAATGATGCTATAAGAGTATCAGCAAGTACAAGTGCTTCAGTTGACGCTACGGTTTCTGTATTAGAAGACGTATAATAAGAGAGAGAGTAAATGGCATATTTAGGAGAAGTACCAAATCCCGTAAATCGAGGATTGACTAGAAAAGATACTTTTACAGGTGATGGGTCTACAGTCACATTTGATCTTGCTACTGCAATTCCAAATGTTACAGAAAATGATATAGAAGTATTTGTAGATAACGTAAGACAAGAACCTGGTTCAGGTGATGCTTACACTTTAGGTTTTGATGGTTCTTCTAATTTTAAAAGAATTACATTTACTGCCGCTCCTGAAGCGTCAGCCGAAATTTATGTATTAAGTGGTTCAGCACAAACGGCTTTACTTGCAGTTGCTGATGATTCAATTACAACTGCTAAAATACAAGACAACGCTGTTACTTCAGCAAAAATATTAAATGGTACTATTACAGGTGACGATATTAATTCAACGTTTGATATTTCAAGTAAGACAGTTACACTACCAGCAAGTGTTAGTGGACTAGGAACAGGAATTACAAACGATCAGTTAGCAGGTTCAATTGCTAACGCTAAATTAGCAAATTCAAGTATTACAATTAACGGAGTAAGTGCTTCATTAGGTGCTTCAGTTACAATTGCTGCTGGTACAGATTGGCAGGCTGTTGTTGTAGCAGATGGTTCAACCGTAACTTCGGCAACTGCTGGAGAGGGTTACTTTATTAATACAACAAGTGCTGCTCATACAATTCAATTACCAAGTTCACCATCAATAGGTGACGAGATAAGTATTATTGATTATGCAGGTACTTTTGATACAAATAATTTAACAGTAGATAGAAACGGAAAAAATATTCAAGGTTCTGCTGCTGACTTAACAGTTTCAACCGAACGTGCTGGATTTACACTCGTATTTGTAGATGACACACAGGGATGGTTATTAAAAGATAAGTAGGATAAGATATGGCATATATAGGAAGAACCCCAGCATACGGCGCATTTGAAAAACAAAGTATTACTGCCGATGGTAGTACAACTACTTTTGCTTTAGATTTTACAGTAGGTTCATCATCATCAATAATGGTATCTATTGCTGGTGTAATGCAAGAACCTGAAACAGCTTACTCAATATCTGGTGGTGGTACTAATATTGTATTTTCAACTGCACCTACTTCAGGTGATACAGTCTTTATCGTATTTTTAGGTTTAAGTAGAGATGTTGGTGATTTATCAACAGGTTCTATTACAAACAAAACAGAATTAGCTGAACAAAGAGCTGATGATGATTTATTTTTAGTTTACGATAGTTCAGCTGGCGAACTTAAAAAAATTCAAGCTTCAAATGTAGCAAGTGATTTAGATATTGATAATACAACTGCTTTAGCAGAAGAACCTGCAAGTGGTGATAAATTTATAGTATATGATGCTACTGCCGGAGCCAATAGAGCAGTAGAATATCAATACATCAATCCTTCACTTACCTATACAAATGGTACATTTACAGGTGATGGCTCAACAACAACTATTACAATTGATAGTGGAAGAAGTGTTGATGATGTAATGGTATCAGTAAACGGATTTATTTTTGTACCAACAGACGATTATACAATCTCTGGCACAACACTAACATTTACAGTAGCTCCTGTTTCAGGTGCTGAAATAAGTGTTAGATATTTACCATTAGCCGGTGCTAGTTCATACACAAATGACACAGCAACAGGTGATGGTTCAACAACAGCATTTACAATTGATAGTGGAAGATCAGTAGAAGATGTAATGGTATCAGTTAACGGTGTATTATTTGTTCCAAGTGATGACTACACAATTTCAGGAACAACTTTAACATTTACAACTGCTCCAGTTTCTTCTGCCGAGATTTCTATTCGTTATTTAAGATTAACTTAATAAGGGGTAACAATGGGTGCAATCACTCGAGGAATAGCAAACAACGTATTAGGATCAGGCGTCATAGACGCTACTGACGGTATTAGTGGTGCTATACCAGCTTCTAATATTGATAATACAAGTTTTAGTGCTGTTTCTTCATTAGCTTCTTTATCAGGAACAATTACTAAAGTGGCAAGTGATCCTGGCTCGCCAACTGAAGGACAAGTATGGTATAATACAACTTCAGGTGATTTAAAATTTTACAACGGTAGTGCTAATAAAGTAGTACAAGAAAGTTAAAAATGGGTGCAAGAACAAGAGGTATAGCAAATCAAATTTTATCAGATGGTTTAGACGCTACTGATGGATTATCAGGTGCTGTTTCATCTTCTAATATTACTAACGCTTCAGTAACCAGTGTATCATCAACACCAACACTTGGTGGAGGTTTTGATAAAGTGGCAAGTGATCCGCCATCTCCAACTGAAGGAGATATTTGGTACAACACCACTTCAAATACAGTTAAAGGTTATGTTTATGCCGCAGATACCTGGTCAACAGGCGGAAATTTGAATACAGGTAGAGATACAGCTGGGGGAGCAGGAACACAAACCGCAGCATTATATTTTGGTGGAAATAACACTCCAGCCCCACCTGCAGGACTTGGTTTAACTGAAGAATATAATGGAACAAGTTGGACAGAGTCGGGTGATATGAACCAAACAAGAATATATATGGGTGCTACAGGAACACAAACAGCAGCATTAGCAGCAGGTGGAAGAAATACAGTTTCTCCAGGACCAGAAAGTTCAAATGTAGAAGAATATAATGGATCAAGTTGGACAAGTGTCACTGCTTTACCAATTGCAACTATCAATCCAAGTTTTTTGGGAACACAAACAGCAGCATTAGGTGCTGGTGGATATCAAGGTTATTATCCTGGAAATCCCACAGCCACTACATATCTATATGATGGAAGCAGCTGGACAACTGGAAATAACTTAAATAATGCTGGTCAATGGGGTGGATCAGTAGGAACACAAACAGCTAGTCTTGTCGCAGGATTATATCCCACTAGTGGTCAAACCGAAGAATATGATGGAACAAGTTGGGCTAATCAAAATCCTATGGGATCAGGAAGATATTTTATAGGAACTTTTGGAATACAAACTTCAGCTGTATTTGCAGGTGGTGGAGCAGGAAGTAAATCAAATACAGAAAGATATGATGGTACAAGTTGGACTGCCACTACACCTATAAACACCGCAAGGAGAAATTCACACGGAGGTAATCAGTCACCAGCAGAGGCAGGTGTTATTATGGGAGGAATTCCATTTTATTCTGATACTGAAGAATTTACTGGTGCTGTTGTAGCAACAAAAACATTAACATCTAGTTAGGAATAAAAATGGGAATAAAAACAAGAAATTTTGCTAACAACATTTTAAGTGGTGGTACGATTGACGGTACTGATTTCTTATCAGGTACTCTTCCGTCTTCTAACATTACAAATGATAGTGCGGCTAGTGTTACTTCTATTCCTAGTATTTCAAATGTTGTTTCAAGTGTGGCTGGCGATCCGCCAAGTCCAACACTAGGAGATATTTGGTATAATTCTTCAACAAATACTTTAAAGTTTCAAGGATTTCAAGCAGCGGCTTGGGCAACTGGTGGAAGTGTACCAACTGCTACTAATTTTATAGGTAGTTTTGGATCACAGACAGCAGCTTTAGCTTTTAATGGAGAAATACCAGGACCAGGTGGAAATACAACACAACAATCATTAAGTTATGATGGAACTTCTTGGACAGCAACTAATCCAACAGGTTCCTTAACTACCAGTGGACAAGGTGCTCGTGGTGCAGGAACTACAGGTGCAGGAATAGCATCATCTTATCAAGGTGGAGGTGGAACACCTGCTGCTTATACTGATGTAAAAGAATGGGATGGAACAAGTTGGACTGCAGGGACATCACATAGTAATAGACAGAGTAATGCAATGATGGCTTCTGCAGGAACACAAACTGCAACTGCAATTTTTGGTGGTACATCAGAATCTGATCCAAGTCCAAGAGTAAATACAGAAGAATGGAATGGTTCTAGTTGGACAAATGGTGGAAATTTAAATACTGGTAGAGGTGCTTCAGGAGGATCTGGAACACTTACCTCAGCTATATGTGTTGGTGCAGACTCAAGTCCTTTCGCTCTTGTAGAAGAATACAATGGAACATCTTGGACTGCTGCAACTGCATATCCGTCAGCACCTGATGCTAGTTCGAGATGCACAGGTCCTACACAAGATGCAACTTTAGCGTGGCATCGTGGAACAGCAGCTACGTACAATGGAACAGCTTGGACAGCAGTAGGTACTTTATCTACTCCTAGAATAAGCGCAGGAGCAGCAGGAACTACTACTGCAGGATTATGTATTGCAGGAGGACCACCAAATACTGCAGTGGTGGAAGAATTTACAGGTGCTAGTGGAATAGCAAAAACATTTACAACTGATTAATGAGTATAAATATTAGAAAGAATTTAAAAGGAGAATAAACAATGGCACATTTATATTGTGTGGCAGAAAACACAGGTAAGGGTTTTATTACTGCTGATGATAGTCGTAACTTCTATCGTTCAGGACACGCTGGTAATGTATGGGTGATAGGAAATAATGTTTATGGACAGGCTTGGATAACAAGAAAAGGGGCAACAATTAAGACATTATCAGAAGCACAAACAATTGTTGATGGAATTATACAAACATCAATTGACGCTTGGGAAGCGAATAACGTAGAAGGCGAAACGGCAGAACAAAAAGTTTTAAGACTTGGTGAAAAACCTGTAATATACAGTTTACCACAAGAATAAAAAAAGAGAGATAAACAATGGCACTAACAAAAGTAACAACATCAGGATTAGCTGACGATTCAGTAACTTCGGCAAAAGTATCTGACGGTGTAATCAGCGCTGCTGATGTCGCTGACGGTACACTTACCAATGCTAAATTAGTAGATGGTACTATTGAAAATGGTAAAATCGCTGATAGTACAATTGCTAATGCTAAACTCGTTAATTCGAGTGTAACCGTCAATGGTTCATCTGTAGCTCTTGGTGGTTCAGTAGAAATTTCTGCTGGTACAGCTTGGCAATCAGGTATTGTTGCTGATGGTTCAACAGTTACCACAGCCGTTGCTGGTAACGGATATTTCATAGATACAACAAGTGCCGCTCATACAATCAATTTACCTGCTTCTCCTAGTTTAGGCGATGAAGTTTCTATTATAGATGCTTCA